AAAAGACATAAAGTAAAAGAAACATTTGGTGATGAAGCGGAAGGAGCTTTAGTTATGCCTGATACAGATGTTTACTATTTACTAATAGGAGTAAAGTATCTAACCCATAATACAATAGCTCATGAGATATTTCATGCTGCTGTTAGAGTGACAGAAGATAGAGGAGTGGTAGATGAAGAAGCACAAGCTTGGTTGGCAGGACACTTAACCTCTGTTACATATAAATTTATAGAAAAGAAGAAGTTAGTAATTAAACATGGCTGAAAAAGAATCACAAAATCCGGGAGCTGTTACCAACACCTTTAATAAAGGTATGGTAAAAGATTACAACGAGACCTTTGTAGGTGAGGGATTGTGGACGCATGCTCGTAATGTAGTTAATAACTCACATGATGGTCAGATTGGAGTTCTTGGTAATGAACCAGCTAACTTATATTGTGTTACTCTTCCTTATGCTTTAATTGGTACTGTACACTATGGTGGTGACCAATGGGTTGTTTTTACAACAGATGATCTGAACTCTGAGATTGGAATATTTGATGAGTCTTCTTGCTCTTACACTAAAGTTATAAATGATCCATGTTTAAACTTTAAACGCACTCACCTTATTACTGGAGTTTGTCGTGAAAGATATGACTGTGAAAACTTATTATACTGGGATGATGGTTTAAACCCAACAAGAGTTTTAAACGTTAATGATGTTCCTTATGTTTGTACTACTACAGCATCAACTACTCAACCTTTTAAATATAGATTAATTGGAGCAACATGTAGTGCTAAAACTGCAACTACTACTCTTACATACAATGACATTAACTTTAATTCTCAAACTAAACATTTAGTAGATGGAGAGGTTTTTGAGTTTTTAACTTTTGATAAATCTGAGTTAATAAATATTACTAGTCGTAGCTGTACAGATGAACCATGTTATACTCATGTTATTAGTATTAGTATTCCTACTGCAGAACGTACTACTTATGAACTATGTCTTACTGATAAACAAGCATATGACCAACAGTTTCCTGATGGATCACTTAATGCTTTAACTGTTATTAGTAAGAAGGTAGATTACAATGGTAATCCTATTCCTTGTGGTTGTGTTTCTCAAAGCACAACAACTGCTCCCTATAGATTAAATAATATCACAAGTTCAACTACATCTGATGGTCTCACTTGTAAAACTCCTGTTTGTTCTGATCGTTTAGATTGTGAAAAAATTAGACTAGCTTCTTTAGTAACACAACCTTGTCTTTCTTTACAAAAAGGAAAAGGAGCAGGTACGCTAGCCAATGGATCATACCAAGTGGCATTAGCATACACTATAGATGGTGTTAGAGTTACAGACTATTTTGGTCTAAGTGAAGTTCAGTCTTTATTTAGTCATCAAAACTTATCTAGTTCTTTAGAAGTTACTATTACAGATATTGATAAAAACTTTGATGAGTTTGAGTTAGTTGTAATATCTAACATTAATCAACAAACTGTAGCTAAAAGTTTTGGTTTTTATTCTACTAGTCAAGGTGTAATCTATATTAGTACTGTAGGACCTGAGTTAATCACTGTACCTCTCACTTTTATTGTTCTAAGAACTGAACCAATTGAGAAGTCAGACGCTATGTATTCAGTTAATAACTATTTACTACGTGTCGGTGTATATAGTAAATTTAGATTTAACTATCAGAAACAAGCTAATGCCATTAAGTCAAAGTGGGTAGCTGTACAATATCCAGCAAACTACTATGTAAAAGGAGGAAATAATCCTTCTTTTATGAGAGATGAGCAGTATGCATTTTTTATAAGATGGGTGTATAACACAGGTGAGCGTTCGGATTCTTATCATATTCCTGGTAGAGAAGCAACATCTTTAGAAACTTCTGCAATAGGTGGGGAAGATGCTTATGAAATTGCAGACGGAGTTATTGTAGAACGTTGGCATGTAGAAAATACTGCCACTGTAGATTCAATAACTACTACTGCTTTACCAGATGGTGGTAAGATTATTGCATCTGGTCAAATGGGTTATTGGGAATCTACAGAACTATATCCTGATAATAATCCTGAAGTTTGGGGTTCTTTATGTGGTAAACACATTAAGCATCACAAGTTTCCTGACGCCACTGTAGACCCAGTTATTAATCATTATAACTCTAATGGTCAAAATATTGTAGTGTTAGGCGTAGAGTTTGAGAACATAACTCATCCAATAGGTGCAGATGGAAAAACCATATCTTCTATAGTTGGATATGAAATACTTAGAGGAAGCAGAGAAGGTAATAAAACTATTCTAGCTACTGGTATACTTAACAACATGCGTGAGTATGATATTCAAGAAGGTACTGCAGGTGTTCAAGGGCTATATCAAAACTATCCGTACAATGATCTAACTCCTGATTATTATTTAACATCTAATGAGAAATATATAAATCAAGGTTCTTTTGAAAATCGTAAAGGAGAACCCTTAAAGGATTATAGAAAAGATGTATTTTCTTTTCATAGTCCTGATACTAACTTTACTCAACCTTTTTTATCAGCACAAGAACTTAAAATATATGGTGAGGCTTACGGTAATTCACAGGGAGTATTTGAGATACCATGGAGGCATCCTAAAAACAAGTTTATTGGTAAAGATGTAGAGTTTGTAAATAAAGCTTTACAAGTAATTAGAATCATTAATGCCTTATCTAGTGAGTTACCTCCTGGTGCTGTACAATTTACAGGTACTAATAAGCTTCCTGTTAATATTGATATTACTCCTGTAAAACCTGTACCAAAGAAAACAGTAGTAGGATCAATTCTTGGAGGTATAACAAATATATTTGCTCCTGGTGCTGGAGATATTGTATCAGGAATAGTTGATGGTATAGCTTTAGGTATTAACACAATTAGCTATGCAGCTCAACTGCTTGTAGTAAAATACATACATACTGAAACTACTAGTGCTCAGATACAAATCTTAATTTACGGATTGATTCCTAAGCGTCAGTATGCTTTACAATATAACTCACACGGGTTTTTTAATAAGTTCTCTGCTTCTAAAGAAGGAAATAGAAGAAGAAAGATTGATGATAGCTTATACATAAAAGGAAACGTACAAAGTTTTAATAATGATTTTAGAGTTAATAACTTATACAGAAGTAACTTTGTAATAGTTAAACTTGCTGATGGTAAGTTTATTGCTAATCCAGATAATGCAGATAATAGTAGAGTGCTTCTTAGTGATATAAATACAGATCCTCAAAAATCATTTCAACGTAATATATCTTCTCAATATGGAGCTTTAAAAATATCGTTACCATCACAATACGGTCAGTTAGAGTCTATTAAACAAATTCCAATTTCTAATTGTGTAGGTAAAACTACTGCAGCAACTGGAGCTAAGTTTAAATCTGAGATTATATTTGGTGGTGATACTTACATTAATAAGTTTACTGAGAAAAATACAATGCCTTTCTTTAATGATTGGATGATAGACTTTCCAGATGAAACAGCTTATGACTATAGAAACTACATAAACGTACCTTATCCTAGGTATTGGATGAATACTACTGAAGTAGAATATAAACTATTACAGAGTTCAGCTAAAGAACATCATCACTTAGATAAAAGTGTAAGTAGATTCTTTTACATCCATCAAGGATATATGTATCTATTTAATTCTGGTGTAAGAGAGTTTTTTGTTGAGTCTGAGATTAACCTAGCATACCGTGATTGGGAAGATGAAACATCTAAGCGTCACTATGATAGTAGTTCATATACTGATCTAAGCTTAATCTTTAGAAGTGATATAATTAGAAGTGGTAATTATTATAAGTATGATTACTCTTTGAGTTTATCTAAGCTATATAATAATTTTATATCTTGGGGTAACCTTTTACCAAGAACATATGATCCAATAACTTATTCTAGTTGTTATACTTATAGACCAAATAGAGTGATCTATTCTTTACCACAACAAGATGAAATAAGTAAGGATAACTGGAGATTGTTTTTAACTAATAACTATTCAGACTTTGCTTCTAAAGTTTCCAGCATAAAATCAGTAAACTCAAGTGGTGCATTGTTTATGATGGATACTCAAAGTCCAATTCAGTTTATGGGTGTGGATCAATTACAGACAGATGCTGGTACTAAAATTACTATTGGTGATGGAGGATTGTTTAGTCAACCGTTACAAAACTTAGTTAACTCTGACTCTTCTTATGAGTACGGTTCTAACCAAGGTAGATTTTGTTCTGTTGGTACAAACTATGGTGTATTTTGGATAAGTCAAAATCAGGGTAAGGTGTTTCAGTTTGCTGGACAGCTAAGTGAGATATCTCGTAATGGTATGAAGTGGTGGTTTGCTAAGTACTTACCTAGTGAACTACTTAAAGTGTTTCCAGACTATCCATTGTATGATAATCAGGTTGCCGGTGTTGGAGTACAGATGATCTATGATAATACCCATGAGATAATATACATCACTAAGAAAGACTATAAACCTAAGTTTAGTGATTTAGCATATGATGATAAAGGTTTTTATAGAATAATCTCTGGTCAAAAAACTTATTACACGTTTAAGAGTGATGCGTTTGAAGAGTCTTCTTGGACCATGAGTTATGATCCTAAAAATAAAATGTGGTTATCATTCCATGATTGGATACCTACCTTCTTGATTCCAGGTAGATCTCATTTCATGTCTGTTAACATGAACACTATATGGAAGCATAATCAACGTTGTGATAAGTTTGCTAATTTCTATAATAAAGATTATCCTTTTGAAGTTGAGTTTGTATCTTCTACTGGTCAAACATCTACTACTATAAGAAACTTAGAATACATGTTAGAAACCTATAAGTATCACAATGATTGTAGAGATAAGTTTCATGTATTAGATGAGAACTTTGATCAGGCAATTGTTTATAACTCTGAACAGGTTTCAGGACTTTTAGAACTTTCTATTAAAAGTAAAACAAATCCATTAGATTTATTATCTTATCCAAGGATAGGTACTTCTTCTATAAAGATTAACTATTCTAAGGAAGAAAACAAGTATAGGTTTAATCAATTCTGGGATGTTACTAAAGACCGTGGGGAATTTACAGGAGTAAATGTTCCTATGTTTAATACTAAGGCTAATGGTTATCAGTTTGAAATCAACCCTCAGTATATTAATTATCAGAAAGCACCATTAGAACGTAAGAAATTTAGACATAATGTAAACAGAGTGCTTCTTAGAAAACTTGTAAGTAATAATTTAAAGATGATCTTTAAAATATCTAACCAAAAAATACAACAATCTTTTAGGTAGAGAGAATATGAATAAGCTATTGCAACATATTATAAATGCTGGTGATGTAGATCACAAATTACTTCCTGGATTGCAGAAGATGCAAAAAGGTGGTACTGGTAAAGTATTGCCTAATTCTCCGTCTGATCCTAGAATGTTTCCTAAAGAAACTTTAAAGAATAGAGAAAAAGTATATAGAACAGTTCGTCCTACAGACTATACTGATCTTAAAAACTATATTAGATATACATTTAATAATGAAAGAGATGAGTATGATGACGAGCGTAGTGAAGAAGCATTTAAAATGTATCTAGGTTTAGAACCCAAGCCTGAATACTTTAGACCTTCTAAATATAAACCTACTATCAATGCAACACCTAACGAGTATTATTATAGTGCTGATGAACAGCTAGAACAAGATATATTTAATAGCTTTAAAGATAAGGTTAAACCTGGTCAGATATTACCAACTGATGAGTATCATGTAGATAGTAAGTTTCCTGGTAACCCAAATGCTTTTTGGGAAGGGGATAAGCAGATGGTTAAACTAGATTATAATGATGAGAATCTTATATTTGGTAGACCTATGGCTAGTCGTGCTAGAGCATTAGGTCAGTTTGTTGTTAGTAGAGGTTCTGATAAAGAAGGTGATTATTTATCCTATGCTGATCAGTATGATTTTCCTGAAAAGCTTCAAAATAAAATGCAGGGAAAACCCTATAAGATATATGGTAGAGTGTATTATCCTAAAGCTAAACCTAAAAAAATGTATGGTGGGGATGATAATCCCTTTAGAGTTTTTGCACAAGAAGGTGTTGAATATCAGGGACCAAGTATTGTAGACTATCTAGCTACTAAGGGTTACTCTGGTAAAAAAGCATTTAGAAAAGATCTTGCTGAAAAGTATGGTGTAGAAGACTATAATTATTCTGCTGCTAAGAATACAGAACTTCTTAATAGACTTCGTGAGAATGATGATCTATTACAACAGAACTATGAGCCGACTCAAGCTGCAATACCTGTAGAAAGAATGATGGAAATGGAGCGTCAAGCTAGAGCTGCTAGACAAGCCTCTGCTCAACCTGCTCAAACACAACCTAACCCTGCTCCTGTTTATAATTATAGTCCAGAGTTTCAGAACATGAGGATACCTCAGACTAAAGTGAATACATCATTACAACCTAAAGTTATATATGATAATAAGTTTTCTTTAAGTCCTAAAATGGTTGTACAAGTACCAACTACTCCTAGAGTTACTACTCCTGTGAATAAAGTTGTGCCACCTGTTACTGCTGAAAGACCACAGACAGTTATTCCTAAGTTTGATCCGTATGCTTTTTTACAGAATGCTAATCAAAGACCTTTAGGACCGGTTGTTATTAACAGACCTATTACTAGAGAAGCCGCTCCTATACAAAGAGAGCAAGCTGCAATACCAGGTATTTCTAAACCTATGGATGAAACATTTATGTTTCCTAATGAGTATCCTTATTCATTTAATAAACAAAAGTCTAGTCCTATATCATCAGTTGTACCTGCTAACAAGCCTCTTGTAAAAACTGAAAAGTACACTACAGAATCTGAAACAGAAGATGCTTCATGGTATGATAAAGCAGCAAGTACATTAAAAGGTTTCTATGATGACTTTACTACATCTGTAAATAATAGTCCTCTTGACTTTAGAGGTATGAATCTTGGTGCTGGTTTTTCTCCACAGGGTGTTAGAGAAATAACAAAAAATACAGGTAAGAGTTTTCTTTCTTTATTTTCTGAGGATTTAGCTGATAAGTTTCAAAATAAGATAGATAGACAGGATGCAATAAATAATCCTAAAGAACGTAAGAGTTCTCTTGATCCATCTAAGATTATGTTTGATCCTATTAATGTTACTGGTGATACTATTCCAGATGCTGGTGGCAGACGTTACCATATTCCAGAGTTAATGGATCTTGACTATATGCGTTTTGGTGTACGTAATCGTGGTGACTATAAAGATCTTGAAACTGAAGGAGCTCCTATTACAGCATTTGAACCATTCCAAAGTTCTAAACAGTATTTTTCTAAAAGTAAAGATCCTGCTAACTCTACTTATATAGGTGTAGCACCTGATGGTAAAATTAAAGTGGGAGGAAAAGATCAGTTCTTAGATCAAGAATATCAGATTACTAAAACCTTTGGAAACAAAGTTGTTGACTTTAATAGAGATGATAAAGGAAGTATTATAAAAGTAGCATCTAATCCTAAAGCTTCTAAGGAAACACTATCTCCTTCAGTAAAAGTAATGGGAGATGATGGTAAGATTGTAGATGGTAAACTTAGTTTGTTACTACCTCGTGAAGGTAATCAAGAAGAGTCTTTTGATCTTGTTACTGGTGGACGTTATATTTTTCAAACTCCTGATGGTAAAACAAAGCTTGTAAGTGGCTCACTTAAGAATATTGAGGATGCATTTTATAATATGAAGAAAAGTAATCCATATGTTAATGTAATAACATTGGATAATGGTTCTTATGCTCGTGGTATTCGTACTTATGATCAAAAGTTAACTAAGAAAGATCTTAAAGGATATGATAACCAAAATACTGCTGGTGGAAACTTTGCATATATACTTCCAGGTGTAACAACAAGATATGAATCTAAGTTTTCAGACTTTGAAAAGGAAGCTAAAGCTAAACTTCAAGCAAAGTATCCTGGTAAGAATGTTAGTGTTGGTTATCAAGACAGTGGTCTTTATGATGAGTCAGGATCTCGTGATATTGAAAGTCAAGCTGCTATACAACAAAAGGGAAACTCTCAAACTCCAGTGTCTCTTCACAACTTTGGTGCTGCTAGAGATTATATACTTTATGTAGATGGTAAGCCTATAGATGCTGGTGCAAATAAAGACTTGTATGCTGATATTCTATGGACTAGTGCAGCTAAAACTGGACTACATCATGTAGGAACTAAAGAGGATAACTGGGACCCCACTCATATAGGATTAGCTAAAGAAGGACAGAAGACTGCTTTTGATGAATTGTATTCTAAGTATCCAGATATTTTTGCTAACCCTAACTTTGTTAAAAGTTTAAATTTTGTTAACAAGAATAAATCTAATCCTCAATATAAAGAGTATTATGAATTGTTAAATAATATTCAGCCGTTTACAGGACAGCCTCGTACTACAGAAGCTATGAGAACCACAGCAGCTAGAAAACAAGAAGGTGGGCCTATTGTAGATGCTCGTGGTCAATGGGCTTATCCTGGTAAGGTTACTCGTATACCTAGTGATAATATAACTATGCAAGGTGTTCCTTATCCTGTGTTTGGTGTAGGATCTAATGGTCAAAAACAAATGATGTATCCAGAACAAGACTATAACTTTGGTGGTGCATCTTATGTAGATGAATATCCAATGATGAAGAACGGTGGTGGTCTTCTTAGTAGGACTGTTAGCTGTTCTAGTTGTGGATGGTCATGGAAAGCTGCAGATGGAGGAATAGATCCATTAACTTGTCATAAATGTGGTGGTGTTGTTAAGATGAAAAGCGGTGGTCAACATGGTGGACTAGACAGATGGTTTGCTGAAAAGTGGGTAGATGTAAAGACAGGTAAAGATTGTGGTAGACAAGAAGGAGAAAGTAGAGCAGGCTATCCAGCATGCCGTCCTTCTAAAAGAGTAAACTCTCAGACACCAAAGACTTCTTCAGAGATGAGTTCTGCAGAGAAGGCTAAGTTTAAAAGTAGTAAGACAAGTAGTCAACGTATAGATTATAATCATAAAAGAAATAAATAAAAGTTATGGCAAATAAACCTAACAACCCGGCATTGTGGTCTAGAGCTAAATCTCTAGCTAAGCAAAAATTTGATGTATATCCAAGTGCTTATGCTAATGGCTGGGCTGCTAAGTGGTATAAAGGTAAAGGTGGTAGCTGGCGTAAAGCTGAATACGGCATGGAAGTAATGGGTGACGGTGGTGCACCTAACAATGATGGATTTAATGCACTACCTTTGGCTGTACAACAAAAGATTATGGATAACATGGCACAAGGTGGAGAGAAGATGCCGGCAGAAATTGCACGTGCACGTTTTGCTGCAGCAGGTAATCTAGACCAAATGGATAACTACGGTTATGCTTATGGTGGATATTCTCCAGAGATGATGTATGGTGGTAAGCCATACATGCAACAAGGTGGTCAACAAGAACAGATCATGCAGATTATTCAGATGTATGCTCAGATGAGTCAAGTTGATCCTGAGAAGATTTTACAGCAGTTGCAACAGATGTCTCCAGAAGAACAGCAAAAAGCTTTTCAACAGATGGCTCAAGCTGTACAACAAGGAGCTGGTTCACAACAAGCTTCTATGCAACAACCTGATATGCAACAAGCTGCTATGAGATATGGTGGGTATATGACAGGAATGTTTGCCGAAGGTGGTGAACCAAATGGTGGTATGGCACTAGGTCAAATCTCAGCTGTTGCTGATAAGATGAATAAGCTCCGTGAGTTTGTTTCTCCTGAGCAAAACTTAGACCCATGGATTGCTTCTAAGCTTGCTGTTATTGATGATTCTACAGCAGCTATTGCTGACTATATGATGTACAATCCTGAAGCTCAAGAGGGAATGATGGAAGAAGGACTTATGCCAGAGATGGGTGGAGGTGGTTACACTGTAACTAGAAGTAATGATCGTAAAGGTAAGACACATAAAGTGACAGGTCCTGGTGGAGTTGTTAAATACTTTGGTGATTCTAAACTAGGTCAACATCCTAAAGATCCTAAAAGAAAAGCAGCATTTTATGCTCGTCATAAAAGTAACTTAGCTGGTAATCCTTTCTTTAGAGCATTTGCTAGAAAGACTTGGCAGGATGGTGGCCAACCTGACTATAGTTCTATACTTGATCAAAATGCTGCAGATGCTGAGAAGTATCCTTCAGCTTATCATAAAGATTTTGTAACAGGTTATCCTGTAGCAAATTCAGCAGGTAGTATACCTAGACCAGGTGGTTTTGATTGTCCTCCAGGTTATACCAAGTATAAAAATCCTGATGGTACATTTTCTTGTATTATGACCAACTCAGCTCCTGGAAGTAGTAAAGTAGACTTTAGTCGTATGACTAAGGTGGCAGATGATATGCAGTTTAGTAGACCTATGCAGCCCTCATTAGCAAGTGCTCCCATGAGAAAACATGGTGGTTCTACATTTAGCGGCAATGCTTTCTACGGATATGGTGGTGGATATATTCCAGAATATGCAGAGATGGCATATGGTGGAAGTAATAATCAATATGGTGGTCTAGCAGAAGGTGATGTTCTTGATGTTACTCCAGAACAATTACAGATGCTTAAACAAGGTGGATATAACTTTGAAATTATAAAGTAATGAAGATACGTATCACAGGAAAAAAAATACCTAAAGCTCAGGTTGGTCGTGAGTATAATAATTTTAGTACTCCTCAATCTATCAATTCATATTTTAATAATATGGGTAAAACAGATTATAGGGCTAATACTCAAGCTGTTGCTGATTATAAATTGCAACAACAGAATCCTGGATTAGGTGCTACTCCTCAGCAGCAAGCTACTAATAATTTTACAAAGTTAAGTTTTAAACCATTTACTCAAGCACCTATAAAAGCTAGTGGTACTACTCCAGCAGTAAGTACTGCACCAGCTACAACTGCTACTACACCTGATCCTCCTAAAAGATTTTGGCATAAAGAATGGGATGATGAAGGGTTTGATACAGATCCTGCTGGAGAATTTTACCAACCATCGGCACCTGCAGAACCTAAAGGTCCTAGTAAATTTGCACAAGCAGCTAGTTGGTATAATAAGAACATAGGTACTCCTGTAGAGAATGCATTTCAAGGTGTTGATAAAGCTGTATCATACGGAAACTTTGCTACTCAATTTGTTAATAGTTATAAACAAAAACAAGACTTTGATAAAAGGATGAGACGTCAAACATCTACAGATTCTTTATTTCCAGAAGTAAGTAGTGAGATGTCTGGTAATCGTGGAGATTATGTAGTTAGTGGAAGTAGATTTGGTGAATTTAGACCTGATGAGTATGTTGTAAACAAAGGTATGTACACTAGTCAATTCTTACCAAAAATGGCACAGTATGGTGGAGGGATTATTCCTGATGCATTAACTATGCCTATAGATCCTATTGAGTTATCATCACCAATGCCATATGCCACGTCTGCTCCTGCAGAATCTAATGATGGTAGTCCTGCTCCAGCAGCAAGTAGTGGAGTTAATCCAGTTGCTGAACAAACATGGGAAGAAGTTTCTTCTCAGTTTGAAGGTGTTAAGCATCTAGGTATATTGGGAGATGAAAGACATAAGAAAACTAAAAGTGATCACAATAGTGGGGATGCTTTAGATATTGGTATAAAAGATCTTGGTCAAGGTGAGCAGATAGCTCAAAAGCTTATTGGAGAAGCTCAAGATAAAAATATTAAATATATTATTTGGAATAAACAAATATGGAACCCATCTGTATCAGATTCTTGGAGACCGTATAATGGGGATAATCCTCATACTAGTCATGTCCATGTAAGCTTTAATAGATCTGAACAATCAGGTGGTGGTGGAGATATTGCATTAACACATAACAATCCTTTAAACATACACCATGGTGAGTTTACTTCTCAGTATGGAGGTAAAAAAGGATCTAAAGATGCTGCTGGTTATGTTAGTATATTCCCTGATGTACAGACAGGATTAAAAGCAGCTACAGATCTTTTGTTTGGACCGGCTTATTCTAACCTCACTATATCTGAAGCTAGAAATAAATGGGTTAGTGGCAATACAGGTAAGAGTAATAACTCTACTCCAGATATTGTAAAAACAATGGGTGGAGATAAAGTGCTATCAAGTCTTAGCCCCTCTGAAAAAGAAAACTTAATTAAGCAGTTTGCTAAATGGGAAAGCAGACAAGCTTATGACAAAATAAGTAACATGAAGATATTTGCTGATGGTGGTTCAGTCTCCTATAAAGAAGGTGATGTGTATGAACTAACAGAAGATGAAATTAAGAATATACTTTCTTCAGGTGGTGACGTAGAATTTTTATAAATTTGTAATATATATATAACATGAAAATGTATAAAGTAAGAATTAAGAAATCACCAGACTCTATGGCGTATGGTGGACAAAGTGGTTTTGGGTTAGATCTTAATCAATCAGGAAGATATGATGAGATGATTGATAATCCATATGACTCTGTGTCTAACACTATACAGCCTGTAGACAGAGAGGATGCTAATATAGAAGCGGAAGCTGGTGAAACTGCATATGGAAGTTTTGGTAAAAACGGCCAAAAGCAGCATATGAAGATTGGTGGTAAGAAACACTCTCAAGGTGGTACACCACTAAATGTTCCTGAAGGTACATTTATCTATTCTGATACTAAGAAGTTAAGGATTGGTGGTAGTGTTCTTAGTAATTTTGGTAAGTCACCAGATACTAAACAAAAGTATACACCTGCTCAGTTAGCTAAACAGTATGATGTTAATAAGTATAGAGCTATACTTGATGATCCATATGCTGATAAGCTGTCTAAAGAGACTGCAGGCATGATGGTTGAGAATTTTGAAAAGAAACTTGGAGGTTTAGCTTTGCTACAAGAAAGTATGAAGGGTTTTCCTCAAGGTATCCCTGATATAGCTATGTCTGTACTACCTCAAGGTATGGCAGAGCAGATGGCTGAGATGGGTGGTTATTACGGAAATGGTGGAGGTTATTATGCAGATGGCGGGCCAACACCTTTAAAAGTTAAGAAAGAAGAAATAGCTAAGTATGAAGCAGATGGTTATAAAAAAGTCCCTGGTTCTAACATATGGAGAAAAGAAGGTAAAACCGTTGAGGTTAGTGATCCTATAAAAGGTACTCCTGGTACTGCTCCTGTTACTAGAACTATTCCAGGTATGAAATATGTACCCAATGAAAATGATTGGTGGAGAAGTCTTACTCCTGAACAAAAAGCTGCTCATAATTTAAAGAAGCGTAAAGAAATTAAAGAAGATCCTCGGTACCAACCTACAACTGAAGTAGTTACTCCAGGTACTGAAGGAACAGCAGATACTTGTGAACCAGGATTTGCTATAAATCCAGCTACTGGTAAATGTGAAAAGATAATTCCATTTATGGATGAGATTTATTATGATGAGATACCAGTAGGTAAGATTCCTCCAGGTGATACTCCAGGTCAAACACCTCAAGGTGGTAGAAGACCGTTTTTTGGTAAGCAGTTTATGGTTCCTCCTAAGCGTTATACTCCTTATGCTGCTCCTCTTAATGCTATGATTCCAGAACCTACGTTCTATGATCCTAATAGAGAGTTAGCTGAAGGTGCATCTAATCGTAACATGATGGCTGCCTATATGCAGCAGATGGACCCACAGCAGTTTTCTGCTAGAGCTAATGCATTAAATGCACAAGGAGCCGAGCAAGCTGCTAACACTATAGGTAAATATCAAAACATGAACGTTGGTGTGGCTAATCAGTTTAGTCCTTTACAAACAGATATCATGAATAAGGTGATGGGTTACAGAGCTGATGCTGCTGATAAGTTAGTGTTTAACTCACAGCAAGAAGATAAAGCTTATCGTAATGCTATGAGAATGGATCTTAGAAATAGAGATATGTATGACATTAATGAGTATGATAGAATGACTAAGCTTGGAATGCTTAATGAAACTAATCCATACTACTCTATAGAAGAAGGGCCAAGAGGTGGGTCTCTTAAATGGAAAGATAAGAATAACTGGATGAGTATGGTTACTGGACGAAGTGCTCAACCTACTGAACAAAGTTTAGCAGCTATGCGAAAAACGGCTCTTGAGTTAAAAAATGAAGGACATGATGCTGCTGTTATTAATGGTTTTTTAAGATCTCAATTTCCTAATGCTTATCAAAACAGTAGAGGTGCCAGTAATGCTGCAGCTATTAATTCTCAGTATTTTATGCCTCAAGGAGATACTCCATTTGGCTATGATGATGGATATGGATATTAAACTTTTAAGGTTTAGTTTTAAACTTTAAAGATTTTATTGTATATTATATATGTAAACTATGGCACAATACCTTCCTTATATACCAGAGACAATTCCTGAACCGGCTTTATACAAGCCGGACTTTAATTTCTTTGATAGAATGCTGCAAAGAAAGCAGTCTATGTTTGAACAAGGTGCAAGTAGAGTTAGATCTGCTTACACCTCTGTATTAAACGCACCTCTTTCAAATAAGAATAATATACCTCTTAGAGATCAGTATATTAAAGATGCTCAAGAACAGTTGACTAAGATATCGTCTTCTGATCTTTCTCTTATGGAAAACGTGAATGCAGCTGAGTCAATCTATGCTCCTTTTTGGCAAGACAAGTTTATAGTGCAAGATGCCGCTATGACTAAAGCTTATCAAACTGAAATGCAAAAGTATGCTAGTTGGAAAGATGCAGCTAAACCTGAAGATCGTGAGAAGTATAATAACATAGGCATGATATATCTTCAGAATGGACTAAGCAAGTTACAAAATGCTGAAAGAACTCCTGAAGCTTTTGGTTCTGTAGAGATGCGTAAGGCTGAGCCGTTTACAAATATTGAATCTTATCTACAAAAAATGGCTACGGCTGATAAGCTTGAAATTAAATATGATAGCCCTGATGGACCATATTTAATAGAAACTAAAAACGGACAACGTTCTGAAAAGAAATATGCTACTTGGGCAACTGGTATGATAGGTAATAACTTTCAAGGACAGTTTATGGTAACAGGTACAGTAGAAAATGAAGAGCGTGCTAAAATATTAAAACGTAATAATCCTACTCTTACTGATGCAGATGTTAAATCTTTAATTGCTAAAGATGCAATTTCTGAACTTAAACAAGGATTTACTAAAAGACATCAAGAAGTGGATGTTGAATTAGCTAGAGTAGATAGTTTATTAACTTCTATTGGTCAAACTGGTGGTCCAAATAATAAAGGCATGTTTGATAAACTTGTAGAACAGCGTGCAGAACTAACAGCAAATAAAGTTAGTATCAATGAAGAGTATAAAGGTTTTGATCAAGATAAAGATAAATTGCTTGAATATGTAACTAGTGCACCTAATCAATATTTTAGTGTACTAGCTAAGCAACGTCTTGTTAATAATTGGGCTATAGGTAAAGCTAACATTGATGAAAAACTTGTAAAGAAAAATGAAGGTTTTGTAGCAGCACAAGATTATGAGTTAAGAAGAGCTACTCATGAATTAGCTACTATAAAAGTTGCTTATGAACGTGAACAAGACTTATGGGAAAGAGCTAACCCAACAACTAATTCTAAAAGTAACACTACTAGAGATTCTAATGGTAATATTATTCCTACTTCTCCAGCTGAAGTAGTTCCTGGTATTGATGAAAGTAAATCTATAGTGTATAGTGGGGTATCAGGTACTGCAGTTGAAAGAACTGCTTCTAGTATATATAATATATTTAATAAACAACAAGAGGAAAGATTTACTATTGGTCATAATTTATTGTTTACTCAACAAGGTCTTCTTGGTCTTACTAAAGATTTAGGACTAAAACAAGGAGAGATAGCTGATGTAGCTACAGCTTTTCAAAGTGAGATTAATACTAAGTATAATCATACTTTTACTAAAGATCAAGCAGCTGCATCTACTAGACTATCAGATCTTTTACTTGCTAGCCCAGCCGTTAAAGATGCAGGTATAACAAAAATAACTGGTCCAGGTACAATGAAAAATGCTCTTATTGCATATTCAACTAACTATTTTGCAGAGAAGATTAAAAATAATATTCCGTTTACTGAAGAGGAAAAAGAAGCACAAAAAAACATGGTAGCTTCTGTTAGAAATTTAGAAGTGTATAATGCTAATGAAGCAAAAAGAAAAGAGTTAATTAAAACTAATTTGCTAAATAATAAAGCTTTAAGTCATCTTGTAGTTGATACTTCATTAGGTGAAAAGGATTTAGTTAGTATTAGTGATCTTGAAAAAAAGTTTAAAGCTACAGATTTTGAAGATGAAGATGGTAACAAAGTAAATATATCAGCTAAAGATTTAGCTACTGCTTATATGTCTGGTAACATGACAGCATATAGACCTGGTTTTTTTGCGTCTATTGCTGCCGCACAATCAGCAAGAGCTGCCGGAACTGTTACATTTGGAAAGACAGTAACAATTGATGGTAAAAAATATAGTTCTCAAGGAACACTTACACCAAACATGTTATCTCCAAGTAAACCTTTTACTAATTATCCAAAAGGTTTAGAAGAACTTGAAAGTACTGTTTTGTCTTTAAATAAAACTTATACTTCATCTCAACAGTTGTCTAAAGATATTAATACTGCTCATTTAAATGTTGTGCCTAACTTATTAGATTATAAAAATCTTAGTGGTACACAGAGTAAAGAGTTTAAATTAAACTTTAAATCAACTAAAACAATGACTGATGGTGATAATGCAGCTCTTGCTGTATATCAAGCTACTCAACCTGGTAATATGGATATGGTTTATGATGAGAATGGACAAATAGTTCCTGATACTCATATTAAAGCAATGAATACTTTATTAAAAAATGAGAAAAACATAGAAGAGTATGTATCAGCTGAGTATATACCTGATGGAAAAGATGGTAAAAAAACTTTAAGACTTACTCTTAGCAAGGTTAGAGATGATGAAGGTAAAGATGGAAAGATTGCAGATGTTAATATTTCTGATTTAAAAACTCAGTATAACTATACTCTTAAAGAAAATACTGCAACTTATTTAGATGGACTCTATAAAAGTGCAAGCTTTCAGATTTTTGAAGGTATTGTTAAAGGTGAGGAATTTAAATCAGATCCTATGCTAGAAGCTGCTGGTTTTAAATTTTCTATTATTCCTAACCTTAAAGGAGTTGGTGCTAACCCTTCATTTGTAACAATAGATGTTAACTATAAGGCAAGAGTTAATAAAAAAGATCCACAAACAGGAGAATTAACTTCAAATATAGAAGATAAGTCTTACCTTAGTAGAATAAGCCTAAAAGGAGATACAGCCAAAGGTCCAGATGAAATAGTTAATGCTGTGTATGATGTTCTTTACAATAATATATCAGAAAATAATAGATTAGAAAAGGAATATAAGTATTACATAGATAACAAAAACAAGACTGGCGGTGCTAGTTGGGACGCAAAAGCAGCTTTACAAGCAGCAGGACTATCTCATTTAATTAAGTAATTATCATATAAAGATATATTCATGGCACTAGAAACTGGTGTAATACCTCAAGAACTTCAAGGAGTTTATTCTCAAGATCCAATTCTTCCATTACCAGGACCTGTACAAACAAGTATGCTAGATTTATTAGCAGGTTCTGGTATGTATATGGGTGGTATTGATAACACACCTAGTAGAGATGTAGTACAGAGTGGTCTTGATGCATTTAGTCGATCTCCTGTTAGTATGACTACATTGTCAACTCCAGTGTATTTTGATTATGATGCTGCTCAAGTAGACAGGTATAAAAGTTCAGACAAGTTTAGCACATTAGGTTTTGACCCATCAGGTCAAACTAATAATGAGTATAAATATGGAGCTTATCAAACTTGGGGTGATGTTTGGTCTAATGGTCTTTCTGGCATGTTCAGCTTAGCTGGAAATACTTATATAGAAGGATGGAAAGGCTGGGGTAATATGGCAGATGCTATATATAGTACTAGTTGGGCAGAAGCAGGACAAGATTTAATTGGTACTCCAGAGTATTTATTAGAGCAGGATAAGATTACTAAAGATATCATGAATAAATATGCTATCTATTCTACTCCTGAATCTGAAGCAGGCATATTTAACCGTAAGTTTTTTGGTGATATGTTACAGCAATCAGGTTTTGCTGTAGGTGCTATTGGTCAATTCTTATCAGAAGAACTACTTACATGGGGTTTATCTACACAATTTTCATTAGCTAAGCTTGGACTAAGAGCTTCTAGCTGGGCAGGAAGAATTGTTTCTCATGCAGACTTAGCCGATGATGCTGTTAGATTAGGTAATCCTATTTGGAAAGCCCGTTCTGTATCAGAAGGTTTAGTAAATGGAGCTAGAAAATTTGTACCATTTGCAGACACTGTATATGATCTAAATAGATATGGTAAAGCTGGAGCAGGTATTGGTCAAATGGCATCAATTGGTATTGGTGGAGTGAGACGTACACTATCTGAAGCTAACATGGCTATGACAGAAGCTCGAATGGAAGCTGCTGGTACATATGGAGAGTTATACAATAAGTTGTATGACGAAGAACTTCGTAAAACAGGACAAGCTCCTAGTTTTGCTTTAGAAGAAAGCATTAAGTCTACTGCAATGAATGCAGCTCAGGATAACTTTGGTGTTAACGTTGGTATCCTAATGCTAAGTAATAGACTACAGTTTGATAATATGTTTAGCCGCTTTGGTACAGGTCGTGCTTTTTTTGGTACTACTGGTGAGTTTGCAGATGATGTAATAAAAGTTACTGGAAAATCTGCTGCTAAAGAAGCAGGTGATATTACAACTAAAACATATGCAAAAGGACGCCTTGGTACATTTGGTATTCTTGGTCAGATATCAGCAGACTTTGGAAAGAAAGCCGCTGCTTGGCAAGCTACTAAATCACTAGGACGTAATATATTTAAGTGGGAAACTGCAGAAGGATTACAAGAACTTTTTCAAGAAGGATCTAATAAAGGATTAAGTGATTACTATTATGATCTTTATCATGGTAAGAAAGGATATGACTCAAAGCTAAATGCTATTGTAAGTAATATTGATAATCCTATTACAGATCTACAAGGAGCAAAAACCTTCTTAATGGGTGCTTTAACAGGTAGACTGTTATCTCCTATTAACTATGGTGTAGGGAAGGCTAAGTTATATGGTGCCACTACTGGAGTTCAACGTCAAGAACGTAAACAAAAAGTAGAAGAAGCCGTAACTTTAATTAATGCCTTCTATGAAAATCCTAAGATGTTCTTAAATGAGCATATTGCAAATGTTAAAGTACAGGATCGTGCTGCTCAAAGTATGGAAGAAGCAATACGTAACCGTGATCAGTATGAGTTTGTAAACCATAAAGATGGAGCTTTTGCTAAGATGATGTCAGCTTCTATGAAGACTGATATGTTTAAAGCTATAACTACTACTATACGTGACTATGGTGAGACCTTTAATGATGAAGACTTTAAAGAAGCTTTTGGTTTAGATAAGACACAAGAAAATATCAGCTCTGTTAAAGAATACTTTAATAAGGTTGCTGATGAAACAGAGTCTTTCCATAAGACATGGAAACAACTTAAAGATAAGTTTGGTGATTCTGTGATGCTTGATTTGTATGAGCAAGGTACTCCTGAGTATAAAGTGGGTCTTAGAGCTAAGCGTGCATTAGATGATGCTATTGAAATATTAGCTACTAATAATTATAAAGCTACTCGTGCTGCAGAAAGAGCAGTAAAAATTCAATCTGACACTGCTGCAATACCTGTTATTGGTTCAAGTGTAGCTACTTCTTTTAGAGTGTTAGGTGCTATTAAGAATACGGAAACTGAAATAGAGTTACTTCAGAATGAGCTTACAGGTTTACAAGCTGTAGAGAAAAAAGATAAGGCTACCAAAGATCTTATTAAGGTAAAGAAAGCTCAGCTTAAATCATTAGAAGACTGGAGAGATAACTATGAGTCTTTTAAAGACAAAGGTGTTAAACAGAAAAGAAAGTTTAACAAAGCTCGTAAGTCATTTGAATCTTATATGACCTCTAAAAACCAGGAGTCTGGTATTGATCAAGAAGTAAAACTTGATCAGATGGAAGAGATCTATGAGAAGATGGTTGACTACATAGAGCTAAACAAAGATAGTAAAGATTACATTGATGCTTACAATACACTAGCTAACCCTATTACATTTGTAAAAGTGCATCAGCGTTTACTTGACGCCATGGATTCTGCTAAAGAAAGATTGAATGAAGAACATATTCAAGAAGCTATAGAAGCTATTTCAGGTAAAAAAACAGTTACACCTGAAGATGGTAAAGACGATGAAGCTCCTGACTTTACTAAGTACATGATGGATGCTTATGACAACATGAAGTCATCTGAGCAAATTGGTGATATTACTTTTGAAGAATGGCTTACTAGTCCTTCTGGTAAAACATTTACACAATTATATAACAAGAAGTATAATAAAACTGAATCTACTGATCAAGAAATAAAAGATCGTAGGGCTAGTCTTCAAGCACTTAAAGAAGAGTTTACTAATGCTACCGATATTACAAGTGATTTTGTTAATAATATTTTTAATAAAATATCTACTATACTAGGTGTTGATATTACAGAACTAGAAAATGATTACAATACTTATAGTGCATCACTAGCTAAAGAATTAAAACAACTTTTTTCAGACTTAGGTATTGAAGATCCTGCAGCAGATCCAGATAGATCTACACTTGAAATAGATAAGTATATTGTTCCTAAGTTTATAGATAAACTAATAACTAACAATGGTCTTGGTAATAAAAAAGTTGAAACTGTAGATCCAGCTAAAAATCTAGACATAATTGAACTTCCTAACAGAAAAGTTAAGATGGTTAAGCCTGTTTTACAGCAGGGAGAAACTTTAATTGATGATGGCAAGGCTGGTATATTTATAGTTAAAGCACCTACTGGTCTATATCAAGTTTTTAATTCTGAACGTAATAATCCTCTTGGCGATAGTACATCTATTTCTTATACTACTAGAAATGAAGCATCTCTTGGTAGAGATGAGATGATAGCTAAGCTTGCTGAGCAAGATAAGAAAGACCGTAGTTTTTATGTGTTTGACGGTAAAGAGATACGTGCTGGCTTAGTAGTTACAGATAACCAAACTGGTAAAGAACTTGTAGTGATTACTAAAGGTGAGCCTTTTTACTCTGAGGATGATAAAGAAAAGAAAAATCCTAAGATTGAGATCACTCTTCTTAAAAATAGAAGAAAGTCAGATACTACTATAACTATTAGTAATTTTAATAACTATACTATTAAGCAAAAAACTGAAGCTTTAGAAACTGGAGAAGTTATAGATGCTAGTATGTTTAGACTTTTTCGTACTAATGAACTTAGTAGAATATATCCATATGTAGATAGAAGCTCAAATGAATCTGAGCAGGCGGCTCAAGTTAGACTAGATAATTTATTAAGAACAACTGATCCTAAAACTCTTGCTGCAGGGATTACTATAAAGATTAAAGAAAACTCTAAGCCAGCTACTACTAAAAATGTATCAGGTGATAAAAAAGTTAATCCTAATTTAGTTCAGTCTAGTGACAAGTATCAAATACAAATCTTATTTAATGGTGCACCTATTGGCTTTTTAACCAACTATGATAATTTACGTTTTATTAATGAGAATGGTGTAAATGTACCAATGTCTAATTTATCTATAGACCAGTTTAGAAAGATATTTGATAGTCAAGGTAGAGATACTAAAGATATGATGAATGCTTTTAAGGCTAACTTTGAATCATCAAAAGCTGCATACTTTGCTTTAGCTAAATACATTAAGCCAGGACAAGAAATAGAAATACCTGCAGATGAAGTGGCTAAGATTGTAAGCTTCACTATAGGAACTGGAGAATCTTCTTATGTAAAAGAGGATGAAGTAGGTACTCCTTTTAAAAATTTACAGCATAACACAATTAATGGATTCTACTATATTATAGATAGAAGTAGACGTTATGGTAATGGTTTTACTTTTCAAACAACAGAAACAGCTATTACTAACGCTACTAACAAAGATCGTAAAGAGATAGAAAAACAAATAGCTTTAGTTAGAGCAGTTAGAGATACTACAGAACAACTTGGTAGATACATGGCTGTAGTAAAACTACCAAATGGACGTATACATTTTGTTGAGTTGGCTACTGATCCAATGACTAATGATAAGTTAACTGATCTTGTTACAAAACTTAATGATCGTTCTACTGAATCTAAGTCAAAGAACGTAGAAGTAGGTAAAGATGAACAAAATAAAGATACACCAATACGTAAAAATATTGATTTTAATCAGGAACTAAACTCAGAAATTGTTTCTAGTTTATTTCTTTCAGTACCTCAAAGTGCTAAAGGTACTTATATAGATTTTGCATTAAACGATACTGGTAGTCTTGAACTTACCTTTCATAAAAAAGTAGGAGATAAAAATATTCGTAGACAGATCTATGTTTATGGAAAAACTAAATTTGATCCTGTTAACTTTAAAGATCCAGATGACATGCTTGAGCAGATAAATGCTGCTATAGAAAAGCATGATAAAGACTATGCTAAAAATGATTCTCATAAGATAGGATTTAAACTAACTAAGCAAAACTTTAAAGTGTCTATTCCTGATGCTGTTTCTGTTTCTCAGTTAGAAAATAATCAAATAGAACTTAGATCATCTGTATATAATACTATTGTTAAAAACTTACCACTTACTGTTAAAGCAGTAGCTGTTGATCCTGGTACTCTTCCAGCAGCACCTCAAACTTTAGAACCTACAACTGCTCAGCCAGCATCTAAAAATAAAGAATTAACTGAAGCTGAAATACAAGCTATTCGTGATAAAGTATCAGGAAAGACTACTACCACTACAGAAACTCCTTCTGCTGAGCCAACTCAAAGACCAGTTAACACTGAACTTGAGAAAGCTAAGATGGAAGTAGACACTCTTATAAGAGATAAGGAACTTGAAGTGGTAAAACGTAGAGATGAAAAGATTGCTAATGGTATGCGTCCTTCTTCTGCTATGATGGAAGCTGATAGTGAAGCTTCTTCTATGTTTAACAAAAAGATTAAAGAAGGTAAGGATAAAATTAATCAGATTAAAAATGCTGGTAGAAATACTGCACTAAAAATAACTGATCGTCCTACATTTGATCAAGGTAGTGTAGTTAATATTGATGACTTTAAAAAGTATATTAGTCGTATACTTGGAGATAAGGTTTCTGTAGAAGAGCTTGGCTTTATGGCTACGGCTCTTAAGGATGGTCAAATTACAGTTGGTAAGTTCTTGACATATCTTGAAGTACTTCAGAATGGCAGAACAGCTGTTAAAGGTCGTATAGAAGTAGGTGCAGAAACTGGCTTTAAATATCATGAAGCTTTTCATGCTGTCTTCCGTTTAATGCTTACTGATAAGCAGATAGATAAGCTATTAGCTTATACTAAGATGGAGATTAACAAAAAAGGTATTGATATAAAAGCAGAAATGCAGAAAATGCGTGAACTGCATACCATCTATACTGAAATGACTGAGCAAGAACTGGAAGAAAGATTCTATGAAGAATACATGGCTGACCAGTTTGAAGACTTTAAAGGCAACCAAAAAGAAAGTAAAACTCTTCCAGGTATTCGTGGATTCTTCCAAAAACTTTTAGATTTTATCACAAGCTTGTTTAATGGTTTCTCTCGTAATCAGCTTACAAACTTATTTCGTGAAATAGATAGAGGAGCTTATAGAAATAATAAAGTAAGAGAAAATAGATTCACTAAACCAGACGCACTAAGTATAAGTGAACCTGTTCTTAAAGCTATTAAGGTGGGAGAGATGGATGTACTAGATGAAAATGGTATGTACATTACTATTCCTAGATATCTTTCACAACAAGAAGGAGATCAACTTGCTAGTAATATAGCATCTAAGTATCACTTAAGAGTATTAAATGGTACTGGTCAGTATAATAAGATGAAGGTTCTTCAGGATATCTTTGCTGATTTTATGGAACTATATGATATCAATGGTTCTAAAAAAGAGTTTTATCTTAATGAGATTGATAATCTTTATGAACAAGATCCAGATCTTGCTAGACAATACCAGAATAAACTACAACAGAAATATCAAATTTTTAAAGATACTGAAAATAGAAAGTCTCTATCTGAAGCTGTTGACACTCATTTAAAAATAATGGGGTATCAACAAGAGCTAGAAGATGATGAACTTGTATCTATGGAAGATGAGTTTGGTTCTAAAGTTACTACTGATAGTTGGAAAGAGACTCACTCTATTGGTGGGTTTGGTAGTCTAAGTAAATTCTTACGTCAATACATTGCTGCTACTACTTATATGGTAGATAAAGATGAATTTGGAAACACTGAATTTGTAAATGGAGAACCATTAATGCAAGCAGTAAATGCTAACTTAGTTTATAATGGTGTACTAAAAGCTGTTTCTAATATCACAGATCAAAATCAGTTTGTAAATAGACTACAACAACTACGTTCTGAAAGTACAGAAACTGGTAAGTTCTTAAATAAGTTCTTTAATGATGTTGATCTAAATTTAGATCCTACTACTGGAGGATTTTCTGTAAACAACTCTACACAATCTACATTGTTTCAGATGGTTATTAAAGGATTTCAGCAGTACACTGTTGACTATATCTTTATTAACAAAGACATTCGTCAGAGTAAGAAAGTTTCTGCTCTTATGATTGCAAATAGATTAGGTGTAGCTAAGACTCAGTTTACACAATGGCAGAATGCTTATGTACAAGTATATGAAGATCAAATTCTTAAGCTTAAAACTATTGAAGAAAAGAAAGCTTTTGCTAAAGAACAAACTGGTGCTTTTCAAGATTTAACTACATACTTAGACCCTGGTCAATACATTTCAGATGAAGAAATGTACATTGAAACTCAGCGTATTAGTAATGAACTAAAAGAAAATCTTGGTATTTCTTTATCACCGTTATTCTTAAAGTTTTCTATTTCTGCTGCTAAAGATCCAGGTATTAGAACTGAAAGCCAAAGAAAGCTTGCAGAATCATATTCTGATGTAACTGGTATTACTATAGACTCTATTAGACAGATTGTTAAATCTATTCAAGCTTTAGAAAATCCATTTGCCAAAAACATTGATAGTCTTAAGAAAGACGATACTGATATTGTTCTTCTTGGGGAAGAGACTGCTGAATCTGATCTTTCAGATGACATGGGAGAAGGAGGTAACGTTAGTCGTATTAATGAATTAGCTAAAGGTAATGCTATCTTTGATGAGACTGTAAGTACCACTTCTCATATGAATGCAGAAGGAGAGTTGGTGTATAGTCATCAGCTTCCTACATTCCATTTGGTTAAGGTGAACTCATTAAATGATCCTTCGGTTTTAGATGAATTATCACAAGATGATTTTCTTTCTGGAAACATCTTACTAGACTCTCCACAGTTTCGTAGTTTAATTGGTGACTTAAAAGTAGAAAGAATAGAAGGAATGAAAAGTTCTATTCTTAATGAAAATGCAGAAGGTGGTTATACTGAAGATAAGACTATTACTTCTAATCAGAACAAGGGTATAACATATGGTAAATTTTCTGATCGTGAGTTTATTATATCACTTCTTGAACTGTATAAATACAATAAAAAAGTAAAAGGAGAAAATAGTGTATTCTATACATCACAACATTTAGTAAGAGTAATTGAAGCTTCTAATACAGCAGATACAATATCCTTACCGGTTATTAAAGCTGTAACTACAGATGCTGATAATAACACAAAGCTTTCTACAGAAGCTTTAGAATACCTATCTAAAGAAATAGCTAGAGAGTTTGCTCGTATTCAAAAAGTAAGTATGGAAATCCGTACTAAGATTTTTGAAGAAGGAGAGATTGAAGGATATCATTATGCAGTAGATCAAAATGGCTTTAGAGATTCTAAGAAAAAGCCTAGAGGATTAAAGTTTTACAAGATGGCAAACATGCTAGGAAAAGAACTAGCTGAAGAACTTGAAACTGATTCTATAAATCCAGCTTTTGATCTAAGTACAAAAGCAGCCAAGATTAATGAACGTATCCAAGAATACTGGTCAGAAAGAATGGATGAGTTTGTAGATACACTTGACAATCTTGGTGTTATAACTATCAGTACTACTGCTGAAACAGGTGAAACTATAGATAACAATTTAGTTGATGACTTTATTAATACTGGTTTTACAACTAAAGGAGATGATAAAAAAGATGTAGCTGACGAAAGAAAGAATGATAAGCTAAACCTTAAGCCAGGATCTGTTAGACATAATCTTGCACAAATTTTAGTTAATGATTATATCAATACATTAGCTTTCAATCAGTTACTATATGGTGATGAAGCTAAAGCATTTAAAGATGAGATTGATCAAGTAAAACGTGCTAGAGGTGCAAACGGTTCTGGTGCTAGTTTAGAGTCTATTATAATAAATCCTGACTTAGGCATTACTGAACAGTTTACTAAGGCTTATATGCTAACTTTTACCGATCCTAAATATAAAGCTAAATATGCAGGTGGATTAAAAGATAAAGCAGATGCCCAGTCTTACTTTACAGCAAAAGGTATGAGGTATACATTATTTGGTCTTGGTCAACTTACTCCTCAAAGAGCTAAGATTCTTGATAAGATTGAAGCTGGTATAAAGCTTACAGCTGATGAAATATTTAATAAAGATAGTGGGTTAAAAGCAATGGAAGGAATGTTTAACTCATATAAGCTTGTTTATTTTGATGGTCCTCAATATATTAAGACATCAACTGTAATGCTTACTAAAGAGTTTACTTCTATGCAAGTAGATGGTGAATGGGTTTCTCGTCCTGGTTATGAAGAACTTCATGATATGAGAGAAAGAATGGAAACATTTGAGTCACAAAACTCTACTGTTACTTTTTCAGCTCCTAAGTCTGCTAGTAAAGGTGTTAAGAAGAATATATTTGATTCTAAACTAGGATTTAAAAATGCTTCAAACGATAACTTTATAGAGCAAAGTACTAAGTACTGGAGACTTCAGTTGGTTAACCCTTCTAATAAAATCTCTATAACTGATCCTACACAAGCTAAGCAGATCATTATTGCTGAGCAAGATGATAGTCTTATAGTAGACTTTATGGGAACTGAGATGTCTGTAGGTGATCTTAAAAAACTTTACTTAGAAGATACAGCTCAACGTGTAAAAAATAATTATTTTAGAGCTCGTAATGAAATATTTACTATAGAAAAAGGTTTTGAAGAACTAGGTAAATCTATTGATCAAGATAAAGTATCGGCTAAACTTGAGAACTTTCAGAAGAAAGCAATAGAAACTCTTAGATCTTCTGGTGCAGATAGTCAACTATTAGAGTTCTTTTCTTTAGACGAGAATACTGGTAAGCCTAAATACAATCTTAACAGTACACTTACTCTTGAAAAATACACTCAATTATTCTTAGCTTATTTCTCTAAAGGAGTAATGAGTGAAAAATCACCAGGTCACTCTGTAGCTTTGATGTCTAACTATGGCGTTAAAGTGGTTAAAGTGTTTACTGGTAGATATGATGAAGACGGTGTACCTATTGGTAAAGTTGTTCCACGTTCTATAGTAGAAGCAAGTCCTAAGAAGTATATGACTGCTAAACGTTGGGATAATGATATTGACCGTACATTTACAGGACTTAAAGAAGGTGATATTTATGTTGATGACTTACGCCACAATGTGCCAGAGTATGATAATAATGGAAAGATTATAGGTCGTTATGCAGAGTTTATGATGCCTCCTCACTTTATGGAGGATATGAACTTAAAACCTGGTGACCCAATTCCAGATTGGATTGCTAAAATATTTGGTGTACGTATTCCTTCACAAGATAAGCACTCTTTTATTTCTTTAAGACTAGTAGACTTTATGCCGGCTTATTATGGTTCTACTGCAGTATTCCCACATGAACTAATTGAGATCTCTGGAGCTGACTTTGACATTGATAAACTATATATGCATATTGCAGATACGTATACCCGTGGTGGTAAACGTATAGCATATGGTACAGCTAAAACAAAAGAAGGCAAGTTTGAAGAGTTTGTTCGTTGGAACTCTAAAAATAATAAAGCATTCCGTGAAGAGTTAAATCGTCTAAAAGAAATAGACCCTACTTATCAAGGTGTTCTAAAGAGAATAGCAGATCTTAAAAAACTAGAAAAAGGTATAGATAAAGCATTTGATGATACTCAAATGTCTGATCAATCTATCAAAGAAGGCTTATCTACAGCTGTTCAAGCGTCACGTTTAGTAGACGCAGTAAGACAGAAGCTTACAGGTATGCCAGATCTTAATGAGTTTTCTGATCAATATGGTCTTGTAGAAGATACATATTATATAAGAGATCTTCAGGATCAAATTGATGCTCTTGATAAGAAAGAAGAAAGAGATTTTATTCTTTCTATGGGGATTGAGTGGTATGAAACCTTTAAAGATCTTAATAATAAACTAAGAGATGTAGAAACAAGACTCATATCTGATGCTTTAAAGTTAGTAGATCTTCCAACTTCTATTAGTAAGTTGGCAGAATCTAAAACTGAATTAAACAATGGTGTTTTAAATAATAAGATACTTAGCCAAAAGATTGCTCTTCTTAACAATGAACACATTACTAAAGGTGGTAATAAAGCTATTGGTTTTGAGGTGGCATCAGTAAAAGCTTTAAGTGACTTGTTAGATCCCACTGTAACAGATAACCTTCTTGATATACTATCAACTGGTATAGATGAAAATGGTGAGAAGACCTATCCAAAAGGTTTAAAAGAAATTTTGTTAGAAGGTGGTTCTGATGTAGATAGTTTAATAGGAAAGCTTAAAGCTTTTAAAAATAATAAAGAAGGTTCTCGAAATATTGGACCTGCTGTTAATGCAATGCTTACATATGCTGTACTTAACAACTTTGATATTCAACTTAGAGATAATGCTATTGATCCAAAGTCTGGTGAGCTTGTGAAGATGTTTAAGTTTAAGCTTAATGGACATATATTCTCTGGATATGGTAATACTCGTAGCTACAATGCAACTACAGGTAAGTATGATTCTGACCAAAGGATCTTTAATACTATATCTACTTTAGTATCTGCTATGACAGATAACGCTAAAGAACGTTTGGCTGCTCGTCTTGGTCTTAATATTGAAGCTGTTGGTCATGTATCTAACATGGTAGCTCAAGGTGTTCCTCTTAAATCTGCTATACTATTTATGTTACAGCCAGTTGTAAGAGAGTATTTTGAGATGACTAAAATAGCTGCTAATAATGTTAAAACTGCATCTGAAAATGAGATATACAAGTCTCAGATTTCTAAAGAGTTATTAAGTAAATACAGATCTGAAGCAGGTGAAAACTATGTTAAAGAAGATCTTACTGATGAAATTCTTTTAGATAACATAAAGAACAATGGATCAAGTGTTATATACCAGGCTTCTGTACTAGAAGACTTTATAGGTATTATAAACCAAAGTAAATACTATAGCTCTGTTGCACAAGTATTAAAGTTAACTAAAGGTTTAGGTACAAGTTTTGAAGAGTATGACAAGATCAATGACAACATTGACTCATTAGGTTTGAGAGTTAAAGATAATAAAGCTTTTGAAAAGTATATTGATCCTATTATTGGTATGCATCCTCCATTTGACTTACGTCAAACATTTATGGGATATGATGAAAACAAACCATATCATCATTTTATTGAAGGATATATTAAGATAGCTGATCAAATTTCTCAGATATCTAAAGGTATGTTCTTAGAAAGAACTCCAGTGTTTAAACGTATTGAGCAGATAGTAAAAGATAATTTATCTATACGTATTTCCCTTAGAGAAAGATTTAATACTGAGCTTAAAAAAGATTTGATTTCTTATCTATCTATTAAAGCATACAGGAAATATCTTGCTGATAACGGAAGAAGTGGTACCTTATCTACAATGACTAATGCTTTAATATATGATCAACTAGCAAAATCCAAAGGAGAAGAGTTCATGGATATAGTAGATATCATGAGAACTATCAGAGAAAAGCTTCCTAATAACTATTTAGCTAATCAATTTTTGAATGTAGTTTCAACTAGTATATATAATGCTAGTGGTGAGATGGCTCTTAATCCTAAAAATAGAGATGGTATAAACAAAATTGAAGCTAATACATGGGCTAAGCTTAGTGACTATCAAGTAGAAAAACTAAGAGATGCTTTTGTAGATATCTATCAATCTGAGATAGATTTTGATGGTTCAGGTAGAAATGGTAGAGATATGGCTAATGCTTTATTTAACTACCTTGTTGTTAAAGATGGTGCACAGTTTAGAAGTGGATCTTTTATTAGATACATTCCTAACTTTATATTTACTGATTTCTTATCTAGTACTGGTGTTGCCAATGATGTTCTTAAGCTTTCATCTATAGCAGATAATACAGAAGAGCTAGATGAAAAGTATAAGCAGACTTTTGGTGTAACATCAATTGATCTTTTTAACGAGTTTATGGAAAATTATGTTACACATATAGGTAATTCATACTTTGTTAAAAAAATGCCTATTGCTAATGAAACAAAGTTTGATCCCACTGGTAATAAAGCTGTAGATGATTTTCAACCAGCATCACTTGTAGAAACTAAAGAAGGTATATCTATTAATATATTTAGAGGTGCTCGTGATAGTAAAGCAAAGTTTAAAACATATGAAGAGTCATTAGAATATGAAGCAGGACTTACATACATTAGTGATATAGAATATCTAGAGTATCTTAGCTTCTTATCTGAAGAAGAGAGAGCTGCTATCAATGAGGCTAAAGCTAAAACTAAAAAGTTTAACCCTGATGAAAAAGCTAGGTTTAAGAAAAACATGCAGTCATTAAGAGACAAAGGCTTTAATACAGGTGCTACTGGTGAGGTTATGTTCCCTTATATTATTAAAGTTAGTTCTGGAGAAAGGTTTAAAAGTGATACTTATTATATACTTAAATCTGTACAAAAAGCTAAGAAAAATACAAAGAAAGGAACAGAGTCTAAAAGACTTATACAAAAAGGACAGACTGTAGCTCTAG